ACTCCACACCTGCAGTCTCATAACTTTTAGGAGTATTCTGCTGCTTTAAATAGATAGCAGATAATTTAGAGCTATAACCTTTATTTTTAGTTTGCTTTTTTTTAGCCATTTTTTAATATTTTAATAAGAGCCATATAATCCGAAAATATTCTTAATTTGTAAATCATTTAAAGCTACATTATAGTAAGCCATATCTCTTATATAGCCATCTAGCTCTGAAACTCCTCCTCCATTCCAGCCTCCTACATGGTCTAACTCTATAGTATCACTATCAGTACCAGTGTCCCATTGCTCATTAACTATACCTACTCCATTTACCATTACATCTACAGTACCAGAGTTTCTCCTTAAAGCGACTTCATACCATCTATTAATAACTATTTCACTAGTGCTAACTAGCTCTAGCTGAGCAGTACCTCCAGCTCTAAATTGAAAAGTATGCTCATCCTCTAACTCAAACATATTATGAGAAGTACCTCCTAAAATACCATTAGCTACAGAGACACTATCAAACCTTATAGAAAAGGTAAAAGTAAAATCTCCAGAGTTAGATATTTGATTAGTAAAATCAAAATGCTTAGAGCCTTTAAAATCACATGCCATTTTACTCTCACTCCATTGAGGTCTATTGTAGTTTTGGTCATTATGCAAAAGATTAGAGCCTACCTGACTTTGCCACTGCATAACATCTCCAGTTACAAAATTATTATAATCAGTTTCTCCTGCTACAGTAGATAAGCCATTTAAATTCTTATACCATAACTGTAGTCCAGCTATATCATTTAAGTCAGTTAGAGGCTCTGATTTAGCTCCACTTACAGAATTTACAGAAAGCGATAACCCTAATTTCATTACTTTGTATTATCATTATCATGCTCAGTATATCCTACTCCTACTCCTCCAGAAATAGATACTGAAGTAATTCTCATAAAAAGAGTAGTACCTGCTGGCATGGTAGTCTGTAAAAATCCCTCATCAGTAGCATTAGCTACAGTCATAGAGGATATAGTACTCTCTATAGGAAAGTACACACAGTAAAAATCTGTAGTGCCTAAAGAAGAGCTAGAGTTAAATACAGTTATATCTCCTTTACCTAACTGCTCTCTTAATAGTGTATTATTATCATCTACTATACTCATATTTTTTTATTTTTTAATTTTTATTTTTTATTTTTTTAATCTTTGACATATAAATAATTAGTAGTAGTATTTACATGCTCTTTATAGCTTACCTCCTCATCTGCTCCTTTGACATAAGCTTTACCCTTTTCTAATATATTAGGAGGAGTACCTATAGCTAGAGCTACATTACTTTTAATTATTTCATAAGTATAAAATCCTACATTAGGAAACTTAATCTCTCCAGTAATTTCAGAAAGTACTCCAGTCTGCTTATCCTCTATACAATATCTATACATAGGATTACTATTTTCAACCTTTAAAGCAGAGTTATTAACCCATGTAGTGCAGGTAACTCCAGTCATATCATTAGTAAACCTAAATACAGTATAGTTACCATCATCAGAGCTATACTCAGGAGTAGAAACATATATTATATTTTTTGTATTCTGAGTAAATAATAGCACTAATTATCCTTTTTAGAATTTGCTTTAACTTCAGTAAAATACTCAGTATGTCCATTTTTAATTAGTATAGCTATCTCCTGCTGAGTTACCTCACTTAATTTAAGTACTCTAACTCCAGGTCTTATAGATATATCTTTATATTTATCCTTAACTTTATATTTCATTTTTAGTCCTTTATTATAAGTATAAAATAAAAGAAAATAGTAAAAAAAAAGAGGCTAATACTAAGTAAAAGCCTCTAAAAGATTTAAAATATCTTTAATCTACTAACTTCCTGGAGTTAAAGTAAGTCCAGTTATGTTACTACCTATAGTATCAGTAGGAGTACCAGCACTTCTCATAGGTACTTTCTCCTGAGCTACTAGTGTTAAGTCATATCCATAAAAGTCTCCAAGCCCCTGACCGACCATAGAGCCTCCAGATACTACCTCAGCACCATTAATTTCTCCTATAACCCATTGGTTATCATTATTATCTAAAACTATACAAACTAGTCTGTTTTGTAATAGTAAATGTATCTCAGCTCTATCAGTAGCAGATAACTGAGATAGCTTTAAAGTTAAAGTCTGCTCATAAAATACACTACCATTCTCAACAGATACTTGATAAGCCTCATTTAAAGAAGAGCTACCTCTAGCTAAATCATAAGCATAACCAGTTACAGTACTAACAGAACTTAGCACCTCACTAGAGTAAGTAGGTACATACTCAGCTAACTGTATAAAGCCTACTGCCCTTATACCTCCTACACTATCTTTACATTTTAGTAGCCTACCTGCAGTTAAATCACATGCCATATTATTTATTTTTTTAGTAGTATTAGGAGGCTAATAAATAGCCTCCTATTACTTAGTTATTACTTAATTTTTATGATGAGTATAAAACTACATCTCCACCCACTGCATGGTTAGCACCGAAAGCAAAGTTAGCAGCAATTCTAATAGAATTAGCTCCAGTAGTTTCTCTCATGTCAATTACTTTGAAATTTACTGCATCTGAAAGTAAATCTGTACCTACAAAAAGATTAGATACTCTAGAGGCTATGATAGTATCTGCTGCCATTCCTGGAGCATGTACTAACTCTACACCTTCATACATTAAAGGAATATCTGCAGCTTGATAAGCATTTAAATACCCCTGAGTAGCCATCTTAGTCATATAAAATCTGATAGCATTAGTACCACAGTAGTACTTTAAATCATCTTTACCCCACACTGTAGCAGATACTGCATCTCTTACTTTACCTATCTCAGTAAGAATATTACTAGCGTCTAAAGTAGTACCAGTTACATCAGTTACATCACTATCTGCAGTAGCAGCAGTCTTTAAGTCTGACCAGATTTGGCTTTCAATATTTGAGCCTATTGCCTCTCCTAAATACCCCATTAAAAAAGCATTAAAGTCAGAGCTCATAGCAGAGTTATTACTACCTGCTTTCATTTGAGCAGCCTGCCAGTCTTTCTCTAAATCAGTTGCACATAATTCTAAATTTAATTTTTTATCTGTAGGAGTTAACATTCTATCAGTGAACGTCATAGTATTAGCATCAAAAGCACAGTCATTAGCCTCTATTAAACCTCCATCAGAAACTACTGTCAAAGCTATAGCCTTTTTTACTCCTTCTTTTATTGTTACATTTCCTTCTGATAAAGTTTTACCAGAAAGCACTGCAGCTCCAATATAAGCTCCAGCTTCACCAGCATATAAACTAGCACTAGTTACGGGATTTGCCATAATTTTTTATTTTTTATTTGTTATTGTTAATTTTTTCTAAGTTATATAAGAGCCTCTCTTTTGTAGTCATCTTACCTAACTCTCGTTTAGTTAATTCTTTTACATTATTATTAGTAAACTTACTTGTATTTATATCTTCAGCAGCAGGCTCTTTACTTAATTTAGTTAAATCCTCATTTAGTGCCTCATTTTGCTGCTCTAAAGTTTCTGTATATCCTCTCATTTCTGAAAGCTCAGCTCTAATACTTTCTATATCCTTTTGAGCCTCAGATAATAACTCAGAAACTACTACAGTAATTTCAGATATTACATCTTCTTTAGAAAATTCATACTCTTTAGTCTCTTTTATTTTCTTAGGAGCTGGATTATCTATAGCCTCTTCCTCAGCTACTTTCTCATCATCTTCCTGAGTTTCCTCCTCTTCTAAAGATAATTCCTCCTCCATATATTCCTCATCCTCTTCCTCTTTTGCCTCTTCTTTTTCTGGAGCAGTTATCTCAGCTATTACACCCTCTTCAGCTACAGAGAAAGTAGTACCATTTTCTAGCTCATAATCTCCAGGAGCTAATTTAATAGTAGTACCATCCTCAGCTAATACAGAAACATCTGAGCCAACATCTAAAGCATCTGCAGTAGATACTATTATAGTACCATCTACTAGCTTTTCTTGTACTTCTAGCTTTACTTCAGCATCTAGTCCTAAAGCTACTCTAATTTTATTTTTTAAATCCATTTTTTTAATCTTTATTATAAATATATTATTTTTTAGCTTATTGTATTTTTAATATTTCTGCTAAAGCAGTTAATATCTCACTATCTTCATTTACTGGCTTGCTTAGGTTAGCCATTTTATCTAAGAAAAATCCTTCTATACTATATCCAGTTACTTTTTTATCTAAAATAGCCTGCCATACATCATCATTTTCTACTTTCATAGATAAAACCCATGAGCCTTTAGGTAAATCTAGATTATATATATTACTTTTATCATTTTTAGTATCAGATACTATCCAGCTTTCTACTGCAGTAACTCCTGATATTTTTCTATCATGCTCATAAGTAGCATTACTCTGATTATTACTAATTAAATAAAGCTCACTAGCTCTCTTTACAGTGCTTTCAGAAAAATAGACCTGGTACTCTCTACCATCCTCATCCTTTCTATATATCATTTTATTAGGTATAAGAGCAGCTCCTATTAATAGTCTTTTATGCTCATCTACTTTAGCTAAAGAAAGTTTATTAGTCTTATTTTCTTTACTCATAAATATCCATGAGCTTTCTATAGCAGGAAACTCTACTAAAGATACTGCATCTATAGCTAGCTCTTTATTTTTCTCATCTATTATTAATTCTACTATATCCATAGGTCTTTATTATAAATATAAAATATCTAATTATATATTAAATACTACTCCTCCTTCTTATTTGACTTAATCTATCCTGGCTTTTAGTAAGCTCATCAGTAACTACATAAGCTTTTAGAGGCTCGTTACTTAATCCAGGTAGTCCAGATAGCTCTTCTGCAGAAGTAGCTCCTCCAGAGGCAAAAGAAACACCCCCTCCAGCAACATTCATTCTAGATAAAGCTCCTCTAAACATTCTAGCACTCCTAGCATTAATAACTACCTCTCCTTTAGATAGTCTAGCATTTACACTATCAGAAGTACCTGAGCCATATCCTCCTACTACTCCTCCTCTATTTAATTTAGTTTCTGGTATTTCTGTAGCTTTAATCTCATTTATTTGAGTTTGTCCCTGCCTAATAGCTAGACCTGCAGCTATAAGACCTAAAGCCTGACCTACTACTGGTATAGCAGACATAGAAGAAAAGGCAGCCTGAGCAGCTACAAAACTATTAATCCTAGTCTCTGCTATTTTAAGATTTTTCCATTTTTTAGTCCCTTCAGTTTCTAAGTCTGCAAAGCCTCCTAATAAACTAGCAGCAGCAGCAGCATCTCCTATACCTAGCTTTCTCTCTGCCTCAGAAGTAGCTGCATCTTGATTTTGTATCTGGATGTTATATTTTTTATTTATCTCAGCTTTTAACTTTTCTGAATTTTCCATATTTGCTACACTTGCTAGCTCTTTCTCTCTCTGTATATTTAAAGCTGCTATAGCTCTTTTTTTATCATCTTGTATAGCTAGTAAGGTATTTTCCTGCTGAAGAGCTAGTAGCTTATTAGCACTATCTAACTCCCTTTTATCCTGTTTTATCTGGTCATCTGCTTTCTTTTTATCTGCTTTAGCCTTAGCATCATCTATTACCTTCTGAGCTGCCTTAGTATTAGCAGCATCCTCTCTTACTAAAGCCTGCTCCTCTGACTTCATTCTCTTTCTCTCAGAAAAATTAGCCTTTTGTATTCTAAATACTTCTGCCTCTAAATTTGCCTCAGCATCTAAATTTTCCTGAGTACTCTTACTGAAAGAATTTTCTACCTGCTGAAACCTTAATTTTTCTTCTGCTACATGTAAGTCTTTAGCTAACTGCTCATCTGCTAACTGATTAGCCTGCCTCATAAATTCTAGCCTCTCTTTAGCAGTAAACTCCTCTATATCTCTAGCTTTTAATCTAAGTTTCATTATTTCAGCTTCAGTCTTTGCCTTATCTACATTAGCCTCTCTCTCAAATTTTTGAAGAGCTAGCCTATCCTTTTCTAACTGGTTAGCATCCTTCATTTCTTTCCTAGTTTGCTCTCCAAAGTTTTTTACTTGACTAGTAGCCTCTTTTATTCCTTCTTTAAACTCATCAAAATTACCAGACATTAAGTTATAGACTGCTTTACCTAAATTAGAAAATATATCTGTAATATTACCTACTACTACTCCTACCTGAGACATTATCTGCTTTAGCTTACTAGCACCCTCCTCACTATCTTTAAAATATTGTACTAAAGAGCCTACTAGTATTATAAAAGCTCCTAGACCAGTAGAGATTAATCCAGCTTTAATACTACCAAACATAACTTTACTAACTTGACCTACTTTTACCATAGCAGCTTTAACCTTATCAAAAGCTAAACCTAGTAAAGTAGTCTCTTTTTTAGCTCCTTTAGTATCTTCTGTTACTTTATTTATATCTTTACTAGCAGCAGCACTATCTGCTATAATCTTTAGTATAACCTGCTCAACCATGTCTTTTTACTTTTTAATTTATTACTATTTAATCTTTTATCTTCTATAGCCTCTAAGCTCTTTAATACCTGCCTCATATAACTTAGATTTATAATTATATCCTCTTTTATTTTTTTTAAATTTTCTATCATGGAGTTAAACTTACATTAGTTAATATTTGAGTTAGTCTAGCAGTTATGCTCCATTCTATAGTCATATCTGCAGCTCCTTTTACTTTTATATATAAATTATCATCTATAACTGCAGCAGTAGGCTGCCAGCCAGTAACAGTACCAGAGCTTTTTATAGCATCTCTTTCTCTAGATATACTTAAAGTATCATCCTGATTAATTATTACTCCTCTTTCAACCCAGCTAGCATAATCTCCTACACCTCCAGAGCCAGAAGAGCCTCCTACTCTTAAAGCTAATACATCACAGTGAAAATATATCGCACTATTTCTCATTACTGGATAATATTTATTAGTAGTATTATTTATATAAGCACCTTTATTAGTACCTACTGTAGTTTGCCTACCAAACATAACTACAGTACTTTGTCTTTGACCAGGAAGGTCTCCAGTAGCATTACCTCCTAATACTATAGTATTTTTAATAGTAGCTAGAGCTCCACTACCAGCTATTATAGAGTTAGTTACATTACCTGAGAGGTTATTATAACTACCTACTATTAAGCTATGACTGGATGCAGGAGATATATTACTCTTAACTGCTGCCTCTATAATATTATTAGGCTGCACAAATTCTAGACTATCTTTATCTTTTATCCAGCATTTACTATCATAGTATATAAATCCATAGCTCTCACACTCCTCCTGAGTTACTGTAGTCTCTGTAAGAGTACCAGTTACATACTTTTCGAAAGTTACTTCTCCAAAATCATTTATTTTTTTAGGCTTTTTATCTGCTCCTACATTAAACTGCATATTATAAATCTTTTATAGTTATTAATTCTAATAAGCTTAACTGATTAGCTCTATAATCTATCTGCTTTATTCTATAATTTTTGTTTTTTATTCTTATAACATCATTAAATTTAAAGTTAGATACATCATTTTCACTTAAAAAAGCTTTTACTTTTACTATTCTAGTATTTTTATCATATAACTCACTAAGATACTGAGACCAGTAAGTATTATATAAAGTATTTAATACTTTTCCTATAGCACTAGTATAGCTTAATATACCGAAATCAGTAGATAAACTAGCTGAAGTAGTTGGCACTTCATTAGTAGGAGAAAATAATAGATAAGAGCTATCAGAATAATTATATCCATCTATTATACCTCCAGGTAAAGTCCTAGTACCTATATCATAAAATATCCTGAATACATTTTCCCAGTCCTCAGCATACTCCTTATCTATAATCATAGGACATATTAGCTCTCCTCCCTGAAATCTAGTAATATATGTAGAGGCAAACATTTTTACCTCCATCTTGCCTATACTATTGTCAAATATTTCTATATCATTATCTCTTAGGTAATTATACTTCCAGCTATTAGGCTTACCATGATTAGCAGTTATCCAGTCATTCTCATCCTCTGCTAGACTAAAATTAGTTTTTCTATCTAAGCCAGATATAATACTGAATTTCATTTCTCTTACATCTATTTTATTAGTCCAGTCTAAAGTATCTCCAGCATCTACCCAGTCTTTATAAGGCTCTATAAGTAATTTATTAGGATTATTCTCATCAGGCATCACTATCCAGTTAAACATATCAGAAAGGCTTTTAAAAAATTCCCACTGGTTAGTATCTCCTTTATATCCTACTAAAGCATCATTTATAAATGTATTATCCTCTTTTACTGAGTACTCTACAAAGCTAGTACTCTTTATATCTACATTACCACTATTAGCCCTGACCTCTACAGTTACCTCATCATTAGCAGACAAATGATATTCAGCTACAAAAGTATTGACATCAATATTATACCCTGACTGTACTGAAAAATTACCGAAAAAATAATGATAAACCCCATTTATACTTAATATTATAGTTAACGTATCAGTAGTAGCAGCGCACGTACCTATATCTAGATATAATCTAACTGTCATCTGAGTACCAGTACTAGTAAACTCATCATCAGTTACATCATAATAGTTAGCACCTATTAAATAAGAGCCAAAGAATGTATTATTCTCTATAGTATTAAAATCTAATTTAGTAAAAGTACCAGTACCATAAGTTACATCTGCAGTATTACTTACTCTAAATTGCCCTGAAGTACCAGGAGCACTAGTATTACCTCTATGAAAATCTGTATATAATTTATTAAAAGCAGCACTATCTATAAAAGCAGAGCTATAAGTATATCCAGCATCATTTAATATATTTTGCAGTATATACTTTATATTTAAAAAAGGTTTAAAGACATTCTGAGCATCTATTACCTGATAGTCAGTACCATCATACTGGCTCTCTGTATTCCATCTTACAAAAGGATATTTAACTACAGAAGTAGTAGTACCAGTACCAGCAAAGCTACCAGATGGTAAGGAGCTAGATACTTGCAAAGTACCAGTAAAACTAGCCTTAATATTAGTCTCATTATAAGCATGATTAAGCTCACTAAAATCTAAATCTCTAAAAGACTTAACACTTAAAGTATCTTTTAGATTTATTACCTCTGAAAATAAGGTAATTTCATAACTGGTATTATCTTCTTTTCTTATTATATCATTTAATTGTAAATATCCAGAAAAGACATCTACTCTATTTACTTTTACTAAGCATTTAGTCTTTAAATGAGGATTAAAAGAAGTATCAGAAGTTAAATCGTATATATGATTAAAAAATAAGTTATTATTTTTAGTACCTGGTATCTGAAAAGACTTACTATAACTGCTAGCTCTTTCTACTATATTTGTAAAATCATCTGCATTTAATACTAGAGGTATCTCCTCATCTGCATATAAATCTAATATAACCTCATCCTCAAATATTTCAGATGAAGATATATTCTTAGTGCTTTGTGTATATACTATTAATTGAGTTTTCATTAATTAGGCTTTTTGTACTTTTTTATTATGAGAATATTCTATATCTATTATATACTGAGCTAGTTTATCATTTGCTCTAGTATATATATCATATCTATTACTAGTTACTACTACTGGAGTTAAATATTTACCATACCATGCTCCAGTCCCTAAATTAGCACTTTGAAAATCCTCTATTATATATACTTCTGGAGATATAAAAAGCTGCTCCATCCAGGCAGCCTCATCATCACTATAAAACCAGTCAGAATTTAGAGTAGCTTTTTCTATTACTTGAGTATTTAAAACTCCTAAACCCCTATCCCAGTCATATTTAGAATATACAGTACTCCAGTCTCCTTTAACTTTATTATAGTACTCTCTAGCTATATTGCTTTCTCTTAATGTTTTTTTAGTGAAAGTATAATAGTCCCATGCTCCATATTTATTAAGCCATACTAGCCTAATCTTTTCATAGCCTTTACAGTCTGCACTTCTTTTATAATATCTATATTTTTTGCTTTCCTGAGTATTAGCAGAAGTATCAGAAGTTAAATAGACATCATAATAACTCCAGCTACTATCTAAAGCACCTCCTTTAACCTGCCTTAAATTAGCAGTACCTACTCCTGCATATAAAATATGCTTTCCTGAGTTTGTTAAATCACTATCTCCAGTACCTAAATGAGTAGAGGCATGGTCTAGGTCTATATCATAACTATCTCCAGATATTAAAGAGTTACCTGCATCATATACCTCTATAGCTACATGAGTAGCATCACTACCTTTACTATGACTTTTTAAATATCCATTAAAAAAAGCTAAAGTAGCATACTCATCATCTCCAATATATTGTCTATCATTAGGAGCATCAGTTAAAAAGCATGCTGAGCTATTTTCTGGTATAAAGTCCTTACTATTCCAGTTAGTTATATCTATACCATACTCGAAATCATCCTCAAAACCTTCATTATTATAAGCTACACCATTCCAGAAAAGATAATCTGAAGAGGTAAGCTCATTAGCATATATAGTAGGGCTATCAGTAGCATTACCAGAGTACTCTTCTCCCCATTTTATAGTTAGCCTTCTAGCTATGTTTACGCTTTGCGAGGCTTTATCCATTACATGTAAAGGAAATTGAAAGCTAGTAGCATTATATGCACCTCCTTTAAAGCTAGTACTAGCAGATGGCTTATGGTCAGGAGATACATACTGCTGAAGTATCTCACTTAAATTAATTATACCATAATCTCCCTCATTAGGGCTAAATTTTAGTCTAGCTACCATAGTACTAGCAGCTCCAGTAGTATCTATATATAAATCTGCTATATATTTAAATTTATAATTACCAGATATATTACTACTTAGTATAGTAAAAGTCCAGTCAGTGCCAGCAGGCATCTCTTTATATAATACATCTTTTGTTAATGTTATACTCATTATTCTATATTGTCTTTTAATGTTATTTTCATAAACTTATTAATATCTTTAGCATAAGCTTTAGCTATATCTTTATTTATTCTTTTATAGTGCATTTTAAAAGCATCTCTAAAAAACCATGTAGGCTCTACTCCATAAGCTGCTATATTTTTACCTATTCCAAAAGCTGCAGACCTTATATTAGCCTTATTCTTTGTTTTAAATCTACCAGTACTCATATCTCTTATCCTAATAGGCTTTATCTTAATCCAGGTCTCTAATTTACTTACTGGAGGCATTTTACCAGGCTTTCTACCTCTTTCTACATACTTAAAGTAGTCTGCTGCAGTAAATCCTAACTCTAAAGCTCCAGAAGGATATACCTTTAAATCATAATCTAAGCTATTACTTAAATTAGCCTCTCTAGTATTTTTCTTTCTGTTTTTTAATAATACTTTAGCTCTATGTATTACCTTTTCGGCAAACTTTTTAAATTCTTTCTCAGTTTCTTTAGTACTAAATTTCATAAAATTATAACTCTTTAATATATATCATTATTGTTATATGTCTTTTACTATGCTCTTTTTTTATTTTTATTTTTATAATTATTTAGTTATCAATTACTTATAAGCTTTTTTACTATGCTCTTTTCTATGCTCTTTTTATCTTCCAGTATCTCTACTAGTTAAATCTATATTACCATCATCTGTAAACTCTGTACCATCATGTGTATAATTAAAACTATCACAAGCATCAAACTTATGAGGAACTTCTATATTGTAGGTACAATTCCATCCAGATACTTTATCATCATAACTCTCTGTAAAAGGCTCACATGTAAATCCTCTGTTATCTTGTAAATAATCATCATTAACTCCTCCTACTTTACCTCCTCTTCTTAACTCTGCTATTATATCAGTAATTATCATTAGAGTATCACTTAATACCTCCTGCTCATTACTCTCATCCTCTAATACTAAATCCATAACTATTATATTAAAATTATATGTTAAAGAATGAGCTCCAGTATTTACAGAAGTAGGCACTATATGTACTATAGGATAGTCAGAGCTACCAGAGTTATCTATATTATCTACATCTCCAGTACTAACAGTATTTACCATACCATGACCTCTACTTACTCTAGTTAATATATTAACTATATTATTATAAGTTTTGTTTAATCTTGCCATATCTAATTATTTAGTTTATTTTGTCTAGCCTCTTCTAACTCTAACTCTTTAGTATAACTAAGCCAGTTAAGACATTCTGTTAATTTTCTTTTAGTTACCTCATCCATCTTAATCATATCTCCTCCTCCTATTTTGTGTATTATCATATACCATCCATAATTCTCTGCTAAAGCATTATCATTATTATCATATCTTATATTTTCTCTTTCATTTTCTGGAGTTTTATATTCTCCTCTATTAAAGAGTATTCCATAGTCTCTATGAATTTGCTCCCTATATGATAAAAAAAAACTATAGCACCATATACAGTATCTATACTTAATCCTTTATTAAAAATGTCTCTCCTTTTCCTGGTAGCATCTACATCATAAGCCTCTATATTATACTTATCTCCATCTATCTTAGTTATCTTTCTATATAATACAGTTATAATCTTATCTAGGTTATTCCAGGCATCCTGCAGGTATGTATCTAAGTCTACAAACTCAGCAAAAGTCAAATTATCAAAATCTGGTATAAATCCATAAGCAGTACCATCTACATCTATTACTCTAGTTAATTCATTTTTAGGTAAAGTAGAGGTTAAAGCTCCTAACTCTACATAAACTTTTTTAAGTTGTTTTAAAGGTACTTTAATAAGAGTAGTACCATCTATTCCTAATAAAGTCTCTAAAGTTTTAATAATAGTATTTACCTCACTACTATCCTCATCATCTAGTAGTAGCATTAGCTTACTATATTGCTCTAAAGTTACTTCTGACCATGTAGTAGGTAAGTTATATCTACTACTTACATCATTAATATTTAGTTCTATTATCCTCATTTATTATAAATATAATTTTAGTAATTAAAATATTTTTTTTATCTTTGCTTAGTTTTTCATTATTTAATAAAGTTATTTATTAACTGATTTCTCTTAGAAAGGAGCTGGCATGTCTGGCTCTTTTCGCTTTTATATAACTGCATATTTACCTTTATTTAATCCTAGCTCATAATACATCCTCATTAATAAAGCATCTGAGTAGTCAGGAGACCTACCTATTAAATCCTTTATTTTATCTTTAGTTAAAATACTTAACTTACTATCTTTATCTATATTAGTCCTTCTTATCTGCTCTAACTCTTGTATTAAATTCTCTTTAAATCTTATATCATTAGTACTTACTCCTATCCTACCTTTATTAATCATATCTGCTAATTTATAGGAGCATTGAGTTTTCAAATTAGTATAATTCTCTCCTCTTATTGCCTTACTATTATTTACAAATCCTTTACACCTTAATATATCTTTAACTCCTCCTCCTACACCATCCTCATCTACTATTATATTACTTAATCTAACTCCTTCTCTTCTTTGTATTTCTTTAATTTTATTAGATACATCTACCATACTACTTTTATCCATAACTACTATCTCACTTACCTGCAAACCATTCCAGTAGTATATAGCAGTCTTATCTTTACCATACCTAGCTATATCTGCAGTTATATACTTCTCTCCAGTAGGCACTACATTACTAAACATATTTACTATAGCATCATACTCTATTAAAGCATCATTACTATCATCATATTCCCAGTCTCCCCTAAGTAGTCTAGCTTTACTTATCTCATCTAATTTATTTAACTGCTCTTTATAGTGTTTGCTTATATGCTTATTATCTGTTACTAAAGCCTGGATAAACTTCTTATGTACTGGTAGTGTATTATCTCTACTAGGTTTATAGTACTCAGTATATACCCATCCTTTAGCTGGATTACATGACATATATAGTTTTGGTATTAATCCATACTCATCTAACTTATATCTTAATCTAGAGCTCAGTATATTCTTAGCTTTTTCTGTTACCTGGTTAGCCTCATCTATGCAGGCATAAGTAAGCTCTAAACTCCCTAAGCTATCAAAATTAGCATCACTAGGATATAAAAATAAATCTTTAAGTAGTATCTCACTTTTATTATAGAAAGTAATTATATTACTCTGAGCATTATATGTATAGTGCTCTCCAGACTTTATATTCCACTGATTACATACATCAAAGAAAGTATTAAGAGTAGTTTTTTTAAGTGCATCTAGTTTACTCCTGCCTATTAATCCTCTTACTCCTGGATATTTTAAGCTAGTACTTATAGCATAACATACTAAGAGAAAGCTCTTACCTCCTCCTGCTGCTCCTCCATATAATAGCTCTGTAGTAGTATTATCTAGTAAGTATCTTAGTGCTTTCTTTTGCTTGCTAGTTAAATCTGGATTTATCTCTATCATAGAGGTTAATCCTCTAGGTTAAAATTTATATTAATTTTTTCTCCTTTAGAAGTTATATCAGTTTCCTGCCTTTCTACATATCCTCTATTTTTAGCCTTAGTCTTTAAAAAGAATAATATACTTACTGCATTACCTTCTTTTATTAACTTTTGTAACTGGCTCTCAGCATCATCTATTAGGCTTTCCTGAATTTCATCTACTACTAATTTAAACTCCTCATCCTTATACCAGTCATAATAAGCTTTCCTACTACATCCTAAAGCTTTACATGCTTTACTAATATTACCAGCATTTTTAGCTAGTAACTCTAAGAACTTTTCTTTATCTTTATTTGAGTACATAAATATCCTTTTTTATTAGTGTTACTTTTGTAACCTTATCTCCTATATATAAATATAAATAATTACTTAATATATAATGAGTTATTTAACATAATATTATACCTTTAATTATCATACCACACCCCATATACCTTAACTCCTTTAACCTCACAGTATAAAACCTTTTTTTTAATTGGTCTTTCTGTTTTTTTATCCTTATTATATTTAGGATTTTTACTATTTAGCTTTCTATTTTTCATTTGTGCAAAGACATTTTTAAGAGTAGTAGATAGCCTATTAAATCATCTAAAGTATCTTCTGTTTTATCATTTAATCCTTTATTTTTTATTCTAGATAATTTGTCATCTAGTCTAGCACAGATGGCCTCAGTAGCATCTAGCTTACTAAATATATTAGGAGGATTTAAAGCAGTATTACCATAAGCTGCATTTTTCTCTTTTAATAGTTTTACTATATCATTAGTTACCTTATCTAGTAGCCAGTCGAATTTAAGCTCACTCTTAGGTATTAGCATTTTAGGATTTATCTTATTAGTCATATTTATTTATTTATTGTAGTATTTATTATATAGTGCTTTTAAGCTATTATGCACATCTGCTAAGCATATTCTACATCCAGTAGTAGTACTATATCTTTTATTACCTAATTTATTCCAGAGGTTTATAGCTCTAGCTTTTATATCTTTGCTTTCTGCTCTACCTTTATTAATTCCTTTCCAAACTACTTTGAGCTCTTCTAAATCCTCTGTATTTAATTCTATTACTCTTTCCATTTATTTTTAGGACATTTTTCTGTTCTCCAGCTAGCTTTAGCCTCTATAGGACATCCACAAATAGTACACTCATCAGTATCTGCATTATAGTCCTCACATGCTAAGCAGGTTAATACTCTAGTAGAGTAAATCTCTTTAGTACTTTTAATAAATCCTCCAGCAGCAAACTTAGCAGCAGCTAAAGCAAAATTACTCAGTTTCTTTAATTTTCCTGGCTTTTTCTTTGACATTCTCTTTTATATATTTTTTAACTCTTTTTATAGTATGGAATATACTAGTTCTACTTATTCCAGTCTCCTCAGCTAGTGTATCTAAAGTATATCCTCCTGCCATGTAAGTAGAAAATAACTCCTTATCATACCAGTATAAATCATTTAATAACTCTTCTATAGCATCTAGTCTTATATGAGTTACACTCCTGCCTCCTATAAAGTCATTAGAATACTTACCAGCAGTAGTATTACCATCTATTCTCTCATAGTATTTCTCATATTTATAGTAGTATCTACTAGTCTTACTTTTAATATTTAAAGTTATTATTCTTATAATATAAAATAGTAAACCTCCTTTATTAAAAATATCCTGCAGAGTTTCTTTAGGCATTTTAAGCACTGCCTCCATAGTCATCTGTACTACATCATCTGCTTTATTAGCATCATTACATATATTAAAAGCTACATCTTTAAACTTTCCATAAGCCTCAGATAAAGCATCATATACATCTACTTTAGACATTTTATTCCTTTTCTGGTCTTATTATACTTAAATTATCTAAGCAGTCAGAGCCAGCATTTAATATCTCTCTATAATACATATTACAGAGCTCTATATTTTCATTATTTTTTATACCAGCTACAAAGCCTCCTAAAGCAAAGGTTAAATTTAATGGTAAGGCTCTAACCCATTCATAGAAAAATAATTCTCTCTCCTCACTAAAGCTATTACTATAGTCTATAGCTACATCTATTAATTCACTTAAAAGTAATATACTACTATCATTAGGATTTAAGTGCTTTAAAGCATTATCTAGCCTATTAAAATAAGCTATAAGTACTATCTTATGATTAGCAGATACATAAAATGTCTCTTGCTTTAACCTAGAAAGGTAGGTCATCTTTTTCCTTTTCAGCATCTATATCAGGCTTTTTATATACATCACTTAACTGCATAGAGAAAAATTTACCATTTGCTCCATCTTTTATCCAGAGAGCTACCTGCTGCTCAGTACCATCATGTAATATTACTTTACCTTTATAGTCTGGCTGATTATCTTTTTCTTTATAATCATTTTTAAAGATACTACCTGCTCCTGGCTTATGTTTAAAATCACTCATTTTATTTTAATTTTATTTATATACAAATTTATAAAATACTCTATATACTTAAATATAAAGTTTCCACTTATATTAACAAGATAGTGTTAATCTCCAGTAATTACCATTATACTACCTTTATCACTCCAATACTTTTCTGCAGATAAAGAATATACATAACTATCCTCATGTAATAAAGCATCTAGAAAAGCTTTAGCTAAGTTATCTATATCTGGTTTAGCTTTATGAGGTTTGCCTAACATGCTTAATTTCTTTTTTTTACTCCAGCTTTTAGGCATAGGTATATAAAAGATAAGGTCTACTACCTCTCCAGGCTTGTACTTATATTTATTTGCTAGTAATTGTAACTCATTACAGAAACTCCAGTATTTTAGTACTATAGGTCTCTTTTTCCATTTGTCAGCTCTAGTCATTCTAGGCTTAGGACATGGATTTATATTAAAATCTATTCTCATATTAAAAAGGGGTAAAATTATCATTTTTAAAAGCAGAAGTAGCTCCTAAAAATTTTAGTATAGAAGTACCAGTACTACCAGACCTATTTTTAGCTACTATTATTTCTGTAGTTTTATCATTATTTTTAGCATAGTAACCATCTCTATATATAAATAAAACCTTATTAGCATCCTGCTCTATAGCTCCACTTTCTCTAAGGTCAGATAGCATAGGTCTCCTATTGCCTCTATTCTCTACTGCTCTACTTAATTGAGATAAGCATACTATAGGTATATCTAACTCTTTAGCTAAAGCTTTTAAATTCCTAGATATATAGGCTATCTGCTGCTCTCTGTTTTGTTGCTTATTACTTTTATCTCCTCCAGATAAAAGCTGGATATAATCTATTATAATCATGTCTAATTTATCTTTATGATTTAATTTTTTAGAGATACTTTTTATACTAAATAGGTCAGAAGTTTCAGCATCTACATTAAGTAAGCCAGAATTTATTATACTATTTGTATTTTTGTGTACGCTTTTATACTCATCCTCTGTTAGCTGACCTCTATGTATTCTATCTCCTTCTATATTAGATAAATTAGATACTAATTTTAATCCTAGCTCAGTAGCAGTCATTTCTACAGAATACATTAAAACTCTTTTCTCTTGTTTTATAGCCTCTAGCATAAAATTTAAAGCTAGTGTAGTCTTACCCATTCCAGGTCTAGCTGCTAATATAATTAGCTCTCCTTTATTAAATCCATTAGTAAGCTTATCTAAGTCTTTATATCCAGTAGATATACCTGGTACTCCTCCTTCATTTTTACTAGCATCCTCTATAGCTTGAAAAGTATTTTTAAATAATGTAGCAGTATCTACTATACTTTCTCTAGGAGCAGTTCCTACTTTATCTATATAACCAGTAACCTCTGCAGTTAAATCAAATATATCTACATCTAAATTAGCTGCTTTTTTTAATTTATTAATAGCAGATAGCATATCTCTCCTCATCTCTAGCTCCTTAATTATTTTACAATAATCAGGTAGTAAATCATCAGAGCAATAGTCAGCAGCTATACTAGATATATATAATATATCTACTTTATCAGTTAGCTCAGCAGATACTAAAGACATATCTGGAATTTTACTAGAGTTATATAAGTCTCTGCAGGTAGTATATATTAGCCTATTTTTAGGCTCATAAAAAGAGCTGGCTTGTAAATAATTTGTTATAGTGTGTATAGCATCTGTAGTATTCATTAAAGCAGAGAGCACCTTACTTTCTAGCTCTAAATTATTAGGTAATTTTATACTCATACTAATTTATTAAAACTTTTTAAAGGTTTATATATATTAACATTCTTATTATATGCTCTTTTTTTATTTTTGCTTTGCTCTTTTTTATTTGTCTCCTGGTATTTACTCCAGCTAACTATCTCTATAACAGTATGATAAGGAGTACTATTAGTAGTTATCATCTTTGCTTTTTTTAGCCTTTTAAGTATGCTCCTTATTTTGCTTATCTTCATACCAGTACTAGTAGCTAAGGTATTAAGAGATACTATACACTCTCCAGGATTTACTGAGCATAATTTACCTTTATAATTCCAGTCATTTTTAGCATGATTAGCTCTTATTAAAAGCTCTAGCCATAAATGTATAGCAGTACTATCCTTATATAATTTAGTGTCTTTTATTTTTCTATGGAGTTTTATAAATCCACTAGACCTCATAGCTCCAGGTATTTTTATGCTCTACACTGAAGTTATAGTTATATTTAGAAAATAAGTCCTTTAATTTTTTAATAGTTATTTCTAAATCTGAAGTTAAAATAGAAGTCTTTGCAAATCCTATTTTGAAAGTAATTTTAAAACTACCATTAATATCATTTTTAATATCAGTACTTTTAATGATATTACTCATCTCATTATTAGTCATAGAGGCATTATTAACCCCTACATAGCTAGCCTTTATATTATCATATAAAGCTCTATACTCTTTCCAGAAGTCATAACTATCCTTATGTCTCCCCTCATAATGATATATATTAGTCCTATCTCTACCTAGATATTTAGCTATATCTGCATAATGGTACTTTAACTCAAAATTTAAAAAGTTAGCTAAAGCCATTCTACCACAGACTACATCTCTCCTCCTATTATTACCTAGTAATACTTTACTATCTACATCTATTAAAGCTGCAGTTAATTGTACTATGTCCTGCATAGTTTTTTTATCGTTTCTTATCATCATTTTTTATTTTCTTTTATCATTTTATTAAGAGTATCTGACTGCTTTTTAGTCATTTTATATTTACTTAATTTATTAGCTACTAAATCTGCTTTACCAGTATTAATATACTCTAGCATAGCATGGTAAATCTCTAAAGTCATTACTGGCTTATTTTCTATAGGCTTTACTTCTTTAGGATTTGTAGTACTATCTGCATCCTTAGTATCATCTAATAAAAATAAATTACCTAGAGCATACTTTTTAGCATAAGAGCTACTACTACCAAAGCTTTGAGCTATATCCATTCCTTTCCTTTCTGGATTAATACCAGCATGACCTTTTACAGATATAGTATCATTACCTTTAGATATTATAGCAGTACTCTCTAATACTAAATATCCTGCTATATCTTTAGTATCTTCTGTAATAGTTAATATACACTCATGCTCTTTTAATAGTGGTTTCAAAGCCTCTAATATATCTTCTGCACTTCTATAGGCATAGTTACCAAACTTATTATATTGTCCTTTAGGAGCTTTTAAAATGCTTTGTATGCTTATTAAAGCCTCTCCTACTGTTTTATTATTTTTAACCATAATTATTTATTTAATTTTATACTTAGTATTTCTTTTCCATGTTTATATATAGGAGCATTTAATATCTCTCCAGTATTTAAATCAGTTATATCATATTTTGAGGCTGCTTTATACGTTTCTTTTAACTCTTTAAGCTCTTTCTCTTTTTTTACTATTTCTGGTATATTACTATAATCATATCTACCAGCAGAGTTTTTTTTAGTTATTTCTACATCTGAAAAGTTAAAGCTTTTCTCAGGATATTTATTAGCCTCAGATAAAGCCTCCTCATCTATCTTACTTTTAGCCTGCTTTACTATCTCTTCTAGTTTTTTTAGACTTACATAAGCCTCTAGAGGATTTACTAGACCATCCTTAACTGCAGTAGTTATATCTGCTACTACTTTTGATATATTAATATTTTTTATTATATCCATTATTATATATTTTTAGGAGGCTCTACTACAAAAGCATCAAATATTACATCATTTAAATCATGTATATTTACTGCATGGTCAGTTAAAAAAGCTGATAAGTTATAGGCATCAGTTACTTTTAAATCTCCATATATTACCTTCTCATTAAGAGCCTCTATAGTACGTTTTAATAAGTGAGGATATTCTCTATTACATAACTGTAATTTTACTCTATATTCTGGCTTTAGTCTTTTCATTAAATTGGTCATAATTTCTATTTTTATTTAGTAAATGACTAAGAGAGGAGCTAGTAATTCCACAAAGTATAACTGCTCACATTATTATTATTTAGTTACTTAACCTCTCTTAGTTTCGCTTTATAAAAGCTCATCAGATTTACTCTATACTCCTTCTGTATTATCTGCTACATCACACTCATAAGAGCAGTACTGGAGAGCCTCTACCTCCTCTCCACAAAATTTACAGTGCTCAGGCTTTTCCTCCTGCTCTTCTATAGCCTCTATATATTGCTCTGCTATATACTCTTCTACTGCAGCTATTCTCTCTTCTAATATATCTAAGTCTATATCATATCCAGTAAATCTCTCTAGCTTTAGCCAGAACTTACTATCATTTAATAAATTAGATATTTTTAATTTAATTTGGTTATAATTTTTCATAATTTATATTATTTATTTGATATTCTATTATTAAATTTATCTCCTCTTAATTCTGGATGCTTAGACTGCAGTAAAGCTCTTATCCTTTTAATACTAGGAGCTGAGCTTAACTTTCCAGCAGAATATAAAGCAAAGAAGTCTCTAGCTCTTTTATGACTTCTACAAATATACTCTTTCATTTCATCATTCCAAATATTTACGCATAGTTTGTTATCATCATCTTTTAAATGAGGATGCTTATTTAACCAGTATTTTATCTTTTCTTTAGTGCTCATGATTATACTATTATATCTATTTATTTTAATAAGTTAACAATTAAAGCTCTATCATCTACTACTAACTCTACTAAAGATAAATTAAGTAAAAAGCTCCATTCTTTTAGTAGACCTAGTCTAGTCATCATACCTTTAGGAGTAGTAGGCTCTTTACGATTATCATTATCATTTAGCCAAATTGCAAAAATATCAGTGCCATCATTATTAGTATGCACATGCTCAAAATCATTATCCCACTCTAATCTATTAAAAAGGATTTCTCTGTTTTGGTTTCTTAAATTTTTCATATCTTATTTATTTTTTATTATTAATTGATTTCTATGCAAATAAAAGAAAAGTTTTTCACACTCACAAACATTTAGTGTAAAAAGTTATTAACAATTTAAATTAGTGTTAGTCTACTAGATAGGAAAATAAAAAAAGAGCCTATAAAAGCTCTAATTTATTTTTATGATAACTACTATTAAAAAGTTTAAAAAGTGGCTTAAAATGCTTTAAAATAAGTCTCCTAGAGTAATAACTGCTAATAAATTAATGTAATATACAATAGACATTAATACTAGAGTATATATTAATATCATCTCTAGTACTCTTTTTATGTTATAATTCTTTTTATACATTATAGTCTCATGGGCTCTAAAATAGGTAGTGTACCATTTTCTAGTATTACTCCTACTGATATTATAGGTTTCTTAGTAAAATTTTTAGCATAAGCTGCAGCATAAGAGTTAACATTAAAAGCTGCTCCTAACTGCATAGACCATATTAGTCTATCATTGTTAGCATGATATATTATACTAGTTTCTGTATGTATATGTCCCTGCACTAAATTTGTATTCCAGTTTATAGCTCTATTTATTGCTCCATTTCTACCAGAGCTACCAGTACCATGTAAATACTTTACACCATCTATATCAAAGCTATCAGACCAAATCCAGCCAGGAGTACCTAATACCTCATTAAAATCCTTTAGCCAGGCTTCAGACAATCCAGAGGCTACTAATTTTCTAGATATTATAGCATCATGATTACCTATACATACAGTAGCTACTGGAAAAGCTTCCCAGAATGGTCTTATTTGCTCTATAGCATACTTTAACTCATCTCCTGCAGATAAGCCATCTGGAGCTATCTCATGAAAGCTGGAAAATGAGTTATCTAATAAATCTCCAGTCATGTGTACTGCATTACAGTTATACTTAGAGTAAATATCTTTACAGTGCTCTAAAAATCCTGGAGTAATAAATGGAGCATGTAAATCAGGTAAAACTAGAACTCTTCTCTCTTCTTTGCTCCTTAGTTTTTTTATTACTTTTATCTCCTCCTCATTAAGTCTTAATTGTTTATTAGGCATTTATTTTTTTAAAGATAAAGCAATTAAAGGCAGTATAGCTATAAAGCTTAATATAAGAGCATTAATACTTATCTCTCCTTTATTAGCCATATCTGCAGTAGCAGCCATAACTAATATACCTGAGAGACTTCTCCTAGCACTAAATTTACCAGAGGCAGTATGCTTAAATATTCCAAATCCAGCGTTTACTGCTTGTAGTACTGATGTAAAAGGCAGTTTCTTTTTTTTACTACTCATTATTAGGTACTATAGCATCTATAAGCTTATCTAAGTAGTTAAATACTGCATCATCCTTAACTCCTGGAGTTAGTCTAGTTATTACTTTAATAAAAGCCATTACTGCTAAAAGTAACTCTCCCCAGTTTTGTATAAAAAATTCCATATTTATTATTTTTAATTGTTATTAATTATAAAGCCAGCAAGCATATCCTTTACCATTATCTATATCTATATGTAAAAAGGATTTAGCTATACCCACTCTTCTTATATTATGTTTATATATTGCATTTAGTAAGCTAACTCTATCTCCAGAGTTAGTACATCTAATATCTACTGCTAGACCTTTTTTATGACTAGAGCCCACTCTTGCTCCTAATACTTTGTCATTATAATTAGCAGTCCTATAGCCAGAATTAATTACTATAGGCTTACCAAAATCCTCTCTAATTTTATCTAAAATTTTAATAAAAGGCACGTACATTTTTTTACCACTTCCAGGCTCATCTGGACTATCAAACTCACTAAATTTAAAGTATTTAAAATTCATTTTAAGGCTATTTTAAAGCGTTTTAAGAGACTTTTATGTATTTGTAGTATATTAGTATCAAAATAAAAAGATATTAAATTACTAGATATAAAAAAAAATAGTTGTCAAATTATTTGCTTTTTTGATTTCTTTTTCTATGGGCATACCATTTATCCAGTGTATAAATTATAGAAATAACTAAAAGTAAAAGCTTTAATCCTGCCTCTATATTTGTGTAGGTTAAAGCAAAAGTCGTACTATTTACGACTGCTACTTCTGCTACTTCTTGTACTGTTTTTTTTATTGGCATCCTCTTTCTGTATTTTTAAAAAGGCTAATAACTTAACCTCATTTTTAACTTTTTTATATCTTTTTTTTGTCTTAATCATTTACCATATAATAAAATTTATCATCACTATTTAAAAATAAATTCATATTATTAGTATATGTACTTTTACTAGCTTTTATATCTGCTCCAGTATTTGTACTATATTCTGGAAAGCTTGACTGATTATGATGTAAATAATCTACTAGCCTAGCTCTATACCACTCTGCAGTATTTTTTATACTATCCTTTAAATCTGCTAGCTCTTCTCTACTTAAAGGATTACCAGTCTCAGATACTTTAGAGTATATATTACCATTTTCTATCCTATAGGCTAAATGTGGTATAGCTTGTAAAGTTGCGTAGTGCACTAAACAGTCCTGAATATAATCATTTACTAGTCTACTATAAGGACTAGATAAAGTGCTATCATTTATATCTGACTGTAGCTTTTCATATAGGTCAGTACCTAGAGCACTCTCTATATAGATACGTTGAGCATCTTTTAAATGAGGTAGTAAATGCTTTGCACTTACATTACCAGTTATAGCATAGCTTTTTAATTTTTCTTCTGATATGAATAATACTTCTGCCATTTTCTTTTATTTGTTTAAAAATCCTTTATTAGGCATGTCATTAGGAGCTACTGGTACTTCTTTCTCATTTACTTCAGGCTTAAATCCTCTACTCCTAGCCTCTGTAGTAGTTAATACCTCATCATCATTTATAGCTCTATTACCTTTCTGGAGGTATATCTTTCTAAACCATTTATGTTTACAGTTACCACCTCCCTTATAAAATTTTTGTAAGTCATTAGTTTTCAACCCATTAGAGCAGTCATGCAGCCAGATACTATAAGTATTTTTACCTCCAGCACCCCAGCCAGGATTAACTGCCATTCTACTCATAGACTTTATATCCTCTTTTCTATATACTTTGTTAGCTCTCATCATAGCCTTACAGAATGGTCTTTCTGGATTTGGATTACCAGTATAGACATATCTAACTCTAAATAGGTCTCCTGATTTATTTCTACCATCTTGTTTACTCTTTCTATTAGGATAGCCTTTACCAGTCTTTACATCTGCTAAGTCTAGTCTATCTTTATTTAAGCTAGCCTCATAATCCTCATCCTCATCCTCATCATTAGCATCCTCTGTACTAATTAACTCATAATCTTTTAGTAACTCCTCCTCATTTTCTCCAAAGCCTTCTATTAATTTCTCTATATCCTCTGTTTTAAGCCTCTTACTCATGTTTACCTTAGCCTCATCCTCTATTACCTCTTCTGAGGCTTCTAAAGGCTCTAAACCGAGCTCAGCTCTTAGCTCATCTCTTGTTAATACTTCTTTTAAAGTATCTATACCAAATTTATTAGCGAAAGGAGCTACATCTTTTATACTAAATGGTATATTAATACCTGCTATAGAGAATACTTTAGATAAAGCTTTTACTATAATATCCTGATAAGGCTGGATAACACTTCTGCTATAAAGCTCATAAGCATCTAAAAGCTCATTTTTACCTCCTAATTGTCCTGCAGTTTTAACACCCATTAAAGAAGGAGATACTACTCTATGTCCTATCATTAAATTCTGTATTATAAGCTCATTTAAAGTCTGGTACTGCTCATGAGCATCAGATAGACTTAAATTTTGTATATCTGGTACATTAGTACCCTCATCAGTAAAAGTCAAAACCATCTTTTTACCTCCTACTCCAGTCATTTTCCTCTCTATAGCTCTTTCTATCATTCTCTGCTCCTCTTCTGTAGGCTGCCCATCATTAAAATTAATCCAGGTAGTAGGAGAAAAACCAGTCTGTATATTGTTTAAATGATATTCAGATACTAAGCTATCAGTTAAAATCCAGTTAGTGGATGCAGAATATGAAGGAGCTCCATAAATCTCTAGACCTGGAGTATAATCAGTTACATATAGTATCTGGTTAGTATCACTTCTATCATTAGGATTAAATGCTGGTACTGGTACTGGATAACATTCCTTTTTTCTATAATTAGACCAGTCAGAGCTTACATAGTATTTATCTACTATACCATTATTATTAGGCACTCCTGCTCTAATTTTCTCACATGGTATATGATTTACAGAAGATATACTCTGCTTATCTCTAGTATATATGATGTTAAGTGCAAATGCTCCATGTAAGTACAAATCTTTAGCTATTTTAGATAATAAACCTTCTATAGTTTCTCTAGAGTTTATATTTTTTAGTAATATATTTAGTTTACTTACTGCCTCAGTATTCGTATCATCTTCTATTAGCACTCCTTTTCCAGCTATCATAGCACTGGCAGCATCTACTATAGCTCTATGAGTTGCTGAGTTATCATATAAATCTATTAAAAAGTTAGGATATAAATTTTTATAGTCCTGACCATCTCCATAGTTAACCCACTCCACACCTGCAGTCTCATAACTTTTAGGAGTATTCTGCTGCTTTAAATAGATAGCAGATAATTTAGAGCTATAACCTTTATTTTTAGTTTGCTTTT